CCTAGAGCGCCAGTAACAAGCGTAACATCTGTTTCTACATTCAATGACTCAGATACAGAAACAACAATGGCGGCAAGCAGATACTATGTTGATAATGTAAGAGAACCCGCAAGGATTGTACTAAGACAGGGTGAAACATTCCCATCAGCACTAAGAGTAGCAAATGCAATCAAGGTAGTTTATGTGGCGGGGTACACATCAGCATACGCAATACCAGAGCCTATCAAGATGGGTATGCTACAGCACATTGCTTATATGTATGAGCATCGTGGCGATATGTATGAAGCAAAAGCACCATTACCGCCCGCAATCAAAACAATGTATTCACCGTATGTGGTTCATAGCGGTTTAGGTTCTTCACAATTCCTTGCATTAGGTTAATCCATGAACTCTATCGGCAAAATGCGATACAGAGTCAAAATAGAATCTGCGACAGATACTACAGATGCGGGTGGTGGTAGAGCCAGAGTTTACAATACACTAGCTACCGTATACGCGAATATAAAGCCGATTTCGGGTACGGAAACCTTTAGACAGGGCAAAGTATCAAGTGATACCACACATGAGGTTACACTGCGATATAGGAGCGATTTAAGCACTAAATATCGTATTTGTTATGGTACTAGGGTCTTTTCTATAAAAAGTATTCTAAATATTGATGAAAGGGATAGATTTTTAAAACTATCATGCAAGGAAGGAGTCGCAGAATGAGTTTTAAGAATCTACCCGAAGTAAAGCGTAAAATTGCAAAAAGATTACAAAAAGATGCGCCACGCAATCTGAAGAAGGCTATGACAAAAAGCGCCTTACTTGTTAGAGGTGAAGCAGTCAGTAGTATATTAAGTGGTAACAAATCAGGTGTTACTTACAGAAAATACAATCCAAACAGAACACACACAGCATCAGCTAAAGGACAAGCGCCCGCATCAGATACAGGAACACTTGCAAGCGGTATAAGCCACGAAGTCGTAATGGAAGGCAGAAATGTAGTAGGCAAGATAACCGCATTTGCATCAGATGGTGGTGGTGATAACTACGCAAAACATCTTGAGTTTGGCACGGTCAATATGGATGCAAGACCATTCATGCAACCCGCGCTCAATAAAAATGCTAGAAAAATACAAGCAATATTCAAAAGAGAAGGGATTATATAATGGCTCTAGGTTTATTTGCATTGCAATCAAGAATATACGCAACTCTTAACGGAGATAGTAACCTCACAAGCACGCTAGGCGCTTCAATATATGATGATGTGCCACAGGGTAGTGCATACCCATTTGTGTCTATAGGCGAAGAACAAAGCAACGAATACGGCACTATGGACTTAGATGGAATGGACACAGCGCTTACGATTCATGTTTGGTCAAGGTATGACGGCGCAAAGGAAACAAAAGATATATTGGACAGAATACACACTTTATTGCATGATAGTAGCCTAAGTGTTACTGGATTTAATCTAGTAAACCTTAGATTTGAGTTTAGCGATATAATGCGTGACCCAGATGGGGTAACTAGACATGGTGTCATACGATTCCGTGCAACAATATTAGGAACTTCATAATAGAGGACATAAAAAATGGCGGCACAAAAAGGTTCGGCGGTACTGATAAAACAAACAATCAGTGGCACGGCAACAACAATCGGGGGTCTGCGCTCATCTTCATTGACTATTAATGAAGAAACTGTAGATATAACTAACAAAGATTCAAGTGGCAACAGAGAATTACTTGCTGATGGCGGTATATTATCAATGTCAATATCAGGAAGCGGTGTATTCACTGACTCATCTGCTGAACAATCATTTCGTTCTGCGGCGGTTGGTGCGGCGGCATTCCAGACATTCTCATTCATAGTGCCAGATTTAGGTACATACTCAGGCACATTCCAAGTGACTAGCCTTGAATATGCGGGCGAGTATAACGGAGAAGTTACATATAACTTTGCATTAGAGTCATCTGGTGCTGTTTCATTCGCTTCTGCTTAATAAAAAGGTAGGTGATATATGGCTTGGAAAGAAGTTACAGTCAAAAAGGGCAATAAATCATATAACGCATTTATGCGTAGAGATGACCTTGAATTACCCAATAAGATAGGCAAGCCAGAAACAGTTAATGTTGACGGTAAGACCTTGAAAGTTAAAGACTTTTGGGTTGATGAAAGAGATGACATTATTAAAATTAAATTAGATGTTCCAATGGGAACGCCAACAATTAAAGATGGAGAGTCAAATGGCAAATCCGATGAAGGGTCAAATCAAGGTTAAACTAGGCGATAAAGAGTACAACGCCAGATTAACCATTGATGCAATAATGCAAATAGAAGATGCCGTAGGTTGCGGTATCATTAAACTCGCTACCAAAATGGCAGAAGCGGACATAAGAATGTCTGATGTCGTTACCGTTTTACTATTCGCTCTGCGGGGCGGTGGTAAAGACTTGCAAGAGAGTGATATTAAAAAGATTGTGCAGAATACAGGATTAGTAGAATCAACAACCGCCGTTGCTAACCTGATTGCTCAATCTTTGACTCAAGATTCTAAGCAAGAGGGAACAGGAAAAAAAAAGGGGTAAAAGTAGATGACAAGCTACCAATCAAAAGATACATGGAGATTTGTATGGGAATGATTGGTATGCAACCCTCTGAATTTTGGAACGCTTCACCAATAGAGGTACATTCAGCTATAGATGGTTTTGCTGAGTTTAACTCAAGTGCTGACGAACGAGCGCCATTAGATAAAGATGAACTTAAAAACCTTATGGAGTTACACCCTGACTAATGGCTACTAAAGTAGATGAACTTATTGTTGAGATAAAAGCCGAAACTAAAAGTTTGCGGAAAGGTCTTGATGGTGTAAATAAAAAGCTAAATACAGCAAATGCTCAAGCAAAAAAATCAGTAACCAGTTTTGCAAGTCTAGGAAAAGTATTTGCAACTATAGGTCTTGCTAAATTAGGCGGGCAAATAGTATCTACATCAAGAACATTCCAAGATTTAGAAGCAACACTAAGGGCTATCACAGGAAGCGGTGAATCTGCCGCTATGAGTATGGATTTAATTAGAAAGTTTACTATGGGTACTACTTTCCAATTAGAAAATGTATCTCAAGCATTTATTACAATGTTAAATGCGGGTATCACGCCAACATCAGAAACCATGAAAGACTTTGGTAATATAGCCGCCGCTTTCGGTAAAGATATAACGCAAATAGCACAAGCCGCATTCAACGCTACAACTGGTGAAATGGAAATGCTCAAACAGTTTGGTATAAAAGCCAAACAAGAGGGCGATAAAATTACCATGATATTTAGAGAGCAAGAAACAGTCATTGGTAAGAACTCAACAGAAATTGTCGGATTCCTTAGAAAGATAGCACAGGAAAATTTTGCTACGGCTCTTGAAGAAAGACTGAACACTGTATCAGGTGTTTTTTCTAATTTAGGGGATATGGTTGCAGAAACATTCACATCTATTGGTGAAGGTGGATTGAATGAAGTGTTAACAACAACTGGTAAATCTATTTTAGAGATGGCAGACGATTTCAAAAAAGCGGGTCATGTTATAGGTGTTCTTTTCAAAGGGGCATTTGATGTTTTAGGCTCTGCTGTCAAATTAGTAGTGGATAACATGAGGGTTTTATTGTTAGTTTTGGGTACTTATGCGGCTTTCAAAGCACCAGTAGTAGCGACATTACTATTTACAAAAGCGATACAAGGTTTAAATAAAGGAATGATAGCTTTAAGAGCAACTATGTTAGCTGTTTCAAGAAGCCCATTTTTTGCTGTGATAACTGCGGGCATCTTAGGTGCAGAGCTTCTCTTACCTGAGCTTTTAGATGAGTTAATAGAAAAGATAAAATCATTTGCAGAAGCGCTTGGAGAAAAATTGGGTCTTACAGAAGCAATGAAAGATTTGCTTGAAGAATTCAAAACAACGGAAAAAACCACAGAAGAACTAGATGCGGAAATGGTTGCACTTGCAGAACAAATGGCAAAAAATGCTAAAGCCGCAGAAAATTTAGCGGTTACATTTGGTGACGAATTGAAACAAGCGGTTATCTCAACATCTAACTCATTTACAAATGATTTTGTTAACGCATTGATGGATGGTCAAAACGCTCTCAATTCTTTTAGAGATTTTGCTAAAAATATGGTTTCACAAATAATTTCTATATTCTTACAAATGGCAGTGGTTAATAGAATATTAAACGCAGTATTTCAATTATCTGGGAATAGCAGATTGCCAGAGATTACATCATTCCCATCATTTGGTGGCGGTGGCGGTGGTGGTATTAATCCTGTCAACCCATTCAATCCAAATGTTCAGTCACCAACAGGTGCGCCCATGACGTTTGGTGCGGGTGGTGGTTCTGTTCAACCTCGTAGACCAATGGTGGTGGGTGAGCGTGGCGCAGAAATTTTTGTACCTAATGTTGGTGGTAGATTAATGAATAACGCTGATTCAAGAGGTGTTGGTGGTGGTGGATTGGTTGTCAATCAACAGATTAGCTTCTCAACAGGCGTAGTTCCAACGGTAAGAGCAGAGGTATCTAAGATGTTGCCACAAATAGCTGATGTGACTAAGTTTGCAGTATTAGAAGCCGCGCAAAGGGGCGGGTCATTTAGAAAAGGATTACAGGGTGCTTAGATGTCAAAAGAAATAACAATGCCAACATCACCTAATTTTTTAAGTAGCACATTCACGCTAACAAGAGCTATAGGTCAAACAGTATCACCATTTACAGGTAAGCAACGTACTCAAGAATATGACATGGTTCTATGGTCAGCACAGGTAACGCTACCGCCCATGAAAAGAAGTGTTGCGGCTAATTGGCAGTCTTGGTTTGCTAGATTAAAAGGCTCAACTAACTATTTTAAATTTACAGACCCAGATGCACTAACAAATCAAGGCACTTATGATGAAGATGATTTGATTGCAACGCCTAGAGTCACAGATACCAGTACCGCTTTATCATTTGCAACTAGCACTATAACATCAGGTGATTCTATATTTGGTAACGCATTAGTAGGTGATTACATATTCGTAACAGGCGCAACTAATGAAGATAACAACGGCACGCATAAGATAAGCGCAGTAACAAGCGCAACGGTAGTCGTGACTACAAGCACATTCACAACAGAATCAAATACAGCATCATGCAAAGTACAGCAGAACGTAAAGGGTGCAACAGGGCTATCATTGACAGCAAGCACTAACAGCGCGGCGGGTACAATAGCTGTAGGAGATTATCTTGGCGTATTAGATGCCGCTTCTACTACTGGCACGCCTAAACAATTACTGCTCGTTACCGAATTATCCACACAAACAACAGTGAGTGGCGGTCTAAATAAAATATCTGTAGGCACTGAGCCTAAACTTAGAGCAGATATAACATCAGGACATTTTGTGAAGTTTGCAAGCCCAAAGGGAAAATTTAGATTAGACAGTAATATAGTAGAGTGGTCAGCTAATAGTAACTCTAACTATACATTCTCTTTTTCTTGCACTGAGGTTATCTGATGGCTACCAGAGCGGGTATTGATACAGCAATCACATCAAGATTGACTGACGACCATCAAATCATGGGTGTTGCCGTCAAAGCTGAGTTTGATACAGCAGATATAAGAGTGTGGTCTGGATTAGGTGATGCAACCATATCAAGCGAAACATACACAGGTGCGGGTACTTTATTAGGTGTTAGTGGTAATGAAGATACCGCAGAACTTTCAAGCACAGGCACTATCGTAACGCTATCAGGTATGGATTCAACTGTATTAAGTTATGCTCTAAGTGAAAACTACCAAAACAGACCCATAACAATATTCTTAGTATTCTTAATGGGCGGAAGTAATGAAGTAGCGGGTACTATGACTATGTTCAAGGGGCGTATGACAGCACTTTCTATTAATGATGACCCTAACGGTGCAACGGTAACAATAAACGCTGAGAATCGCCTTATAGACCTTAACAGACCCTCACACTTGAGATACACAGTAGAAAGTCAAAAATACATACTGTCCTCAGATACATCATTCAAGTATGTGCAACAACTTCAAGATATGGATATCGTATGGGGCAAAGCATCACAGAAAGAAAATGTACCGCATCATAGAAAAGGTGGTGACGGTATTGAAAAGGACAATAACCCAAGACAATGAAGAAGAAAGCGAACTGGTATGATGATTTATTCATCTATTTAGAAGAAAACAAAGACAAGCCCTTCAAGTGGGGGTCATGGGATTGTTGCCGTTTTTCTAATGGTGCTATCAAAGCCATGACAGGTAAAACCATGATACCAAGTGAAGTTAAATGGACAAGCAAAGTATCAGCACTCAAAGCCATAAGTAAATATGGTGGCAGTCTAGTAAAGAGTATTGATAAAGCCTGTAAAAACAAAGGCTTACAAGAAATAAAACCCGCATACATTACGGCGGGTGATTTAGTGGTGTATGACGGCTCTGATATTAATGTAGGTATATGTGATGGTATGAATATTGTTTGTGTTACAGATGACGGATATACCGTGTTGCCTAATGAAAAAGCAATCAAGGTGTGGCGAATAGATGGCTAAACAAGTAAAAGCGGCAATCGTAGCGGCAGTAGTAGTATTTGCTATAACTACAGGTCTTGGATTTGTAGGTGCTAAATTGGGGTTATCTATGGGTGGTTTAGCGTCAGCAGAGGGCGCAATAGTTTTTTCTGCTGTTAAAGCAATGACATTAAACGCATTTATAGGTACATTAGCGGCGGGCGTTATCGGAAAGATGACATCAAAAGGTATAGAAGCATCAAGAGATAACTTTGGTACTAAAGTCACAACTAAATCAGCAACAGCGCCAAGACAGGTAATCTATGGTGAGTGTCGTGTTGGCGGTACAATGACCCAAATCAATACAACTGGCACAGACAATAACAAGCTATCTATGTTTGTTGTGGTTGCGGGTCATGTTGTAGATTCGCATACAGGCGTTAGAATGAATGATACAGATGTTACTACAAGCACAGCAACGGTATCAGGTGAAACAGTTTATACAGTTACATCATCAGAATTCACAAACACAGACAATACTAACTCTCATGGCAGTGGTCGTTTAATTAGATATACATTCCATGATGGAACACAAAACGCTCATGACGGTCTTGCTAGAGCAACACTCGGTAGCTCATTTGTACCTGATACACACAAATTCAAAGATTGTGCTTACTTCTACTTTGAGATGATATATGACCCAGAGAAGCTACCAAACATACCCGCTCTATCATTCAAGATAAAAGGTAAGAAAGTATCTGACCCAAGAGATGAAGCGGCGGGTGATGCGTGGTCTGATAACCCCGCATTGATTATTAGAGATTACATAATGAATACAACATACGGTTTGAAAGCAACCTCAGATGAAGTCAATGACACTACATCAGGCGGTGGATTCGCGGCGGCGGCAAACACTTGCGACCAAAATGTGACATTAGCAGATAACTCAACGACAGAAAAAAGATACCGTGCCAATGGTTTTACCAATATGTCAGCATCAGGTGAGGGCGTGCTAGAAGCGCTCATATCATCATGTGCGGGCAGTATTACTTATACTAATGGTAAGTTTAATCTCTTTGTAGGTGCGGCTCAGACTGCATCATTAACAATAACTGATGATGATTTGTTAGAAGCAATAACTGTAACAACCAATGACAGGGGCGGTGATTTATACAACGCTGTAAAAGCAGTATATGTAGATTCAACAAACAGCTATCAACCCGCAGATACGCCTATTGATACAAACAGCACTTATCTATCTAATGACACGCCTACAGGTGAGAGTCAGGCTAATTACAGAAAACAGCTAGAAACACAGCTACCATTTACAACCACACACACAATGGCGCAACGATTGGCTAGGGCGCAACTTATAAACCAAAGATTTAATACAGGCTTATCTGTATTAGTTCCATTGGGCTTTCTTAGACTGCAACCTAAAGATTGGGTCAATGTAACAAATACTCGTTTATCTTACTCAGCTAAAAAGTTTGAGGTTGTCAATGTAACAATGGAAGCAACAACGCAAGATGAAACTCCTATAATGGCTTGTAGGCTTACTTTAAAAGAAACTGATGCAAGTATATACAGCTACGCTTATAACGCCTATACAACGCCTGTAAGCACAGGAACTAACCTTACTACAGGTGATTATACAATAGCCGCACCAACAAGCCTTGCTGTAGCTAGTGCAAACACGGTAGAAGGGGTCACAAATAAGGCTTCAGCAGTAGTCACTTGGACAAACAATACTTCAGATGCCATACAGGGAACAGAGATATACTATGCAACTGATGGCTCAACATTTCAGTCTGCGGGGTCTGTAGGTAGAGGTACAGCACGATTCTTAATACCTAATGTTATTGTAGGTAACACAATCACAGTTAAGGTACGCCATTTCTTATTCAATGGAACATACGGTAACTTTACTAGCACCGTAGCCGCAACAATCGCTCTAGGTGTAAGCATAAGCGCCCCAACGAGCCTATCAGCTACCACAGGCAAAGCATTATTGATTAGGGTTACATGGACAAATCCAAACTTAACTAATATGCGCTCTGTTAAGTTATATAGAACAACATCAAACTCAGCACCAACAGATGATAGTACACTCGTTTCAACTTACGCGGGTGAGCCAAATAAAAAGATGACTGCAATATTTGGTAAGGCAGATGGGCTAACGGCGGGTACAAACTATTATTTTTGGGGGGCGGCAGTAGACCATCAAGGAAATCAATCATCATATACCAGTAGTGCTACAGGTAACTTTGTTCATGTAGCGGCGGCAGATATTGTAGCGGGTACTATAACCTCAGCATCAGGTGTTATTGGAACGATTGATGCTTCAGAAATAAGCGTAACTAATATAACTGCTAGTAATATATCAACAGGAACACTAAACGCTAATAGACTTAATCTAAATGGTAGTACCTTAACTGTTACAAGTAATGGATTAGAAATAAGCGGTGGTGGTGTTGGTGTTACACAGCTTGGAACAAGGGGGGCGGGGTCTGCGGTTTTTAATTCAACCCCATCAAATGCGAGTTTTTCAACAACTGAAACAACCACATTGACTCAAGCATTCACAGCGGGTGAAGCGGGTACTTATGCTCTTTATTATATAGGGTCAATAGGAAAAACAAGCGGTAGTTTCACAGGCTCTTTTCAATTCACAATAAAAATAAAACAAGATGGCACACAAATAAATAGCTTGGTTACTGGCACAGGCACAGTGGAGTTTGTAATTCCTATATCAAATAATGTGAATTTTAACGCGAATGAACAGAAAACATTTACAGTGACAGCAGAAGATACAGGCGCTACAACACAATCAAATATGATTATGTATAACCAGTTTTTACAATTAATAAGAATAACCAAACAACAATGACATATAAAGTACAACCACAATCTATTTATGACTCAGCTACAGATACAACTATTGTTCTGCACCCATGTTCCGCAGAGATTAGGTTAATTAGGGATAGATTACTTGCTCAATGTGATTGGACACAGGCGGCAGACTCGCCATTGAGTGATTCAAAGAAAGCAGAATGGGCTACATACAGACAGGCATTGAGAGATTTGCCCGCCAGTTATACAAGTGAAAATGACCTTACGAATGTAGAGTTTCCAGATATACCGTCATGAGTTATGTTGTTTTTAGTGGGGTGTATGATAAAGACGGACATTTTGTTTCTTTTAAAATAAATGAGTTTGATGTGAGTATTACTGAAACTTATTATGCTAATGATAAATGGAATACAAAAGAAAAGAACATAGAAATAGATGATGCAATAATATATCAACAAAGATTAGTACATGATGGATATACACAAAACTTAAAGGTGACTGACATAAAAACGAGGAAAATGTGATGGAAGAAAAACTGGTAGAAGCCAATGAAGTGATAGACCAATCAGAAACAGTTAAAAAGAAAGTAGAAGTAGAAGTAGAATTAAGCCCCAACAACATAGGTGCTAACCCTTATTACAAATGGATTCATCTAGCAAAGACTGTAGATGCATGGCGTATATTCCCGCGTATCTTTGTAGCTGTATATATTATCTTGCTATACAAGGTTATTACTTGGTTTATGACAATCCCAGAGCCTAACCTAGAGCAAGCGGGCTTGGTATCTGTAGTGACAGGTGCTATGGCGGCAGTATTTGGTATTTATGCGGGTACATCTGGACAGAGCAAGAAGTTTAAAGGCGAAGATTAGATGGAAGCATTTGACCTAATCGCTGAATTAGGTTTGCCCATTGCAAGTGGTCTTGTTATGGCTTACTTCATATTCCTTGTTATGAAGCAACTCATGGACGGCTTGGTAGGTGAAATAAAAACTGTAGAAAGTATCGCTAAAATGCTAATTACCAGAGCATCAACCATGAACAATGACATGATACGCATAGACACTAGCGTAAGTAGTGCCTTAAACCTATCGCCAGATTTAGAGCGTATATCACGCGCACAGAACTTTGTTGAAGATGGAAAGATAGATGCAAGACGAGATTAATTTACCACCTATCGGAGATGCGGAAGCAGTCGTTGATGGATTGTTTGGTCTGATATACCTATACCCATCTGATTATTTTATTGTATTTGGCTCTCTAAGTTTATTTGCTATATACGGCTTAACAATCTATGCGGGCATTAAGTACATACAAAAGAAGTTTAGATAATGGATATTGTTGCTCTTATATCGGAGTTTGGCTTTCAAGTCGTGATGGTAGTGGGTCTTGGTTACTTTGTTTATTTCGTATGGCAAACAATCAACAACAAGATAGACCCCGCCGTACAAGCTATGAAGATAACTATTATTAGACTGACAGACCAATTAAGGCTCTTAGACCAAGATATGATAAGATTGCAACAAAAGGTAAACACGGTACTAGAATTGAAAGAAACAGATGAAAAGGCTAAGAAAAATAAGACTAACAAGGCAAATAGCTGAAGATGCCATCACATTTATATGCTTGTTATGCATGATGTATATTTGTTTTTCTTTAGCAAACAAGGTGTTGACGTTTAATATATTATGAAAAAAGATAAAGAATTATTAATTGTTGGGTGGTTTATATTAGCTTCTTTCTTATCAGGAACTATAAAAGCTGATGATTTGGTATTCGTATTTAAAAACCCCGCATTCAGTGGCGTAGGTTATTCTGCTCATGTGCTTACGGTAGACGAACAAGAGAGAACAAGACGGCAAAAAATACAAGAAGATATACAGTCAGCTATAGATGAAGCCGCCAGAGATGCTGATAACACAACGCTTTCTAAGTTTTTGCGTAACCTAGAATCCAGAGTGTTCTCAAGGTTATCTCAAGACCTAGCTGAATCATTATTTGATGATGGTGGCGGTACAGGTGGCTCAATAGATTTAGAGGGCAACACAATCAACTTTATAAACACAGGTACAGAAATTGTCTTAACAATTCTTGACATTGACGGAGTAACGACAGAGATACGAATACCTATTGGCTCATTCGGTATCTGCGCTGATGCACCATGCGTGCCTTAATATTATTATTCTTTCTATATGGGTGCGCACCATTAGCCGTCATTGGAGATAAAGAAAATCCAGTAATAGAAAGACCTTCATTGAATCTGTTAAGAGATTTGCCCGCGCCAAAACAAAAAGCAGTAGTGTCTGTATATAGCTTCCCAGATTTAACAGGACAGCGAAAATCCTCAGAACGTATGGCTCTGTTTAGTACAGCAGTGACTCAGGGTGGCGCTCTTATGCTAATGGAAGCGCTAATGAACGCGGGTGGTGGCTCTTGGTTTAAAGTAATAGAAAGACAAGGGTTAGCTAATTTAACTCGTGAAAGACAGTTAATTATCTCAACACGCGAAAGCTATGACGGTGAAGGCTCAAACAAACTCATGCCATTACTCTACTCAGGTATTATTTTTGAGGGTGGCATAGTCAGCTATGATACCAACTATGAAACAGGGGGCAGTGGTATTAGAATACGCGGAGTAGGCATCAATAATATCTACAGGCGTGACCGTGTTACAGTAAATCTGAGGGCGGTACTTGTGCAAACTGGTGAAATATTGTTGAATGTATCTACAAGCAAGACTGTTTTTTCTGCGGGTGCGGGTTCTGATGTGTTTGTTTTTGAGAATCAAGGAACAGACCTCATTGAGATTGAATCTGGTTTGACAGAGAATGAAACAGTAGGTCTTGCTACAAAGATTGCCATAGAAACAGCAGTTTACGCATTGATTCAGCAAGGCATAGAACTAAATATGTGGAGTTATGATGATGAAAGTCTTTAATTATTGCGTATGGATTGTACTCATGTTTCTTATCAGCGTTTCTTATGCTGACAATAACCTTATATACATCACGCAAAGCGGGTCAGGTTTAAATATGACGATTGACCAGATTGGGAATTCCAACAAAGTAGGAACAAGCCAAACAAGAGCAAC